AATTTCTCTTTGCGTTTAGTTCTGAAATAATAGCATTTTGTTCTGTCGCTGTGAATGTTTTTCTTAATGTAGAAATTATTTCATTTGCTTTCCAGCCATTTTGTATTGAACTGCTTAGTGTAATTGGCCCAGTAGACGTACTTAGTCCACTTGATAATTGGCCGTTGTTGTCTATTCTTGTAATTCTTACCCACTTATAGTCTGCTACGTTGTTAGGATTTGCAAACTTAATAAAGTTGTTTTCCTTAAACATAGATGTTTCTGCTGTCGTATTAATTAATACACTAGTTGTTGCTACTCCAGATGCAACTGTTTGCTCTGTAATATATCCTGTTGTATTAAATGTTTTAACAGGTAATGTAGCCCAATTAATAGTTCTACCGCTGGTATCAAATGTTGCTGGTGTTGTTTTTACTATGCTTTTTCTAAATGTATTATATACAAAATTATTTAATTCTTGTCTTTTTAAATACAACGGAAGAACACTATTTGCTATTTCTGTTGCAGTATTATTTTCATTTATAGTAAAACTTTCAGACAAGTTATTTTTATCTGCATATATTACACCATCTTCTGCATAAGACTCAATGCTTTGGAATGTACCTGTAGGATCTGTGATATCAATATATCTACTATGTCCAGCATGTGTCCTATTTGTTGCTTTTAATTTATTAATATTCGAGGACTGGCTAGTTGGAAATACTTGATAGTCCTGAGCACTTACCATTCTGTTTTGTGTATAGAATGTTTGTGGAGCATTTTGTTTTACTGAGTTTAAAGTTTCTCCTGGTAAACTATTATTAACTGCTGAGCGTAAACCAAAACTTAGTGTTAAACTAAATGCCTGTCCTGCCGCATTTTCGTAAGGCAAAACAACACTTAAATTATTTGCATCGTCTGGTTGTATAGAATAAGAAACTGCATCACTGGTTCTATACCAAACTCTAAATACACCATTAGGTATATTACCAAAGTTTCCATCAGGGAATTTAATTCTTATGCCGTCGTTGTTTAAGTTCTCAACTGCATAAAGATTTCTTGTACCTAATGTTTGGCTATTAAAGTTTAATGTTTGACCTACTGTATTAGGAATTTTAGTCCACTGATTTAGTACTGTTCCTCCAGTAGTAATTTCTTGTATGTACACATCTGTTTCATTAATGTTTTGAATATTAATATCTTGTACTCTACTTACTACAGGTGTTGTAAAATCAAAGTCTTGGAATTGTAAGTTACCCTGCTTAAACAGTAGGAAAAATCCTGTATTATTACTAGCAATGCCTTGACCGTCGTTTCTGTAAAATAAACCAAAATCACTTAATGGATCAGGATTACCTTCATAAAAATATTTGCCATCAATAAAATCACCGTTTACAATTTCACAACTTCTATTAACACCATTTGCATTAACATTAAATGAGTATGAAATAGGTGAACCTATTGTGCTGTTTAGTAAATATTTTTCTGTATTAATATTTGCAACTTTGCCTGTCTTTACAGGTGCAGTAAATCTGTTAGTACTGCTCATTGCAGAATTTAAAATTGTTATAAATTGTTCGTAACTATCAGGATTATTTGCATCGTCCCAGAAGACTTTTGTATTACTTAATTGGTTGCCTTGACTGTCTGTTAGAGGCTCTGTTGTAGTTACTGCTGAAAGTTTCATTAATCCACTTGCAGGAATATTTCTTTTAGGATTGTATCCTAACATTCTTGCTAGTTTAAATACTGAGTCTCTTCTTTCTGCTGTTTCCAAAAAGTTTTCCCTAGTATTAACATCCATTCTGAATGCAATACTGGTACTTAAAAATGCTAGTAATTCTAGTATAGCAATAAATTCTGAACTTTCTGTATAGTCATTAAAGTTTTCAGGAAAGTTTGTTCTTATATATTCAACAAGTGCTGTTCTGATTGAGTCGAAATCGTATGCTTGGAAGTCTACTTGACTAAAAACTTTATATGCTAATTTCCAATCTTCCGCCGCAAATAAATTATTTTGTCTATTAACTGTTGCCATTATGCTTCGTCCGTACTAGTTGTGACATATTCTAAAAATAAGGTATCGCTACTGTTAAGTAATTTGTACTTAATTTGTACCTCTGCTTGTATAGTATGATCTAGTACTAATAATTTTGTTGATAAAAACTCTACTCTAGGATCACTTTTTACAATTCTAATGATGTCTTCTTTTATAATTTCTTGTGTTTCAGGGTCTTCTGGTTCCATAAGGTAATCCCAAATAACACTTCCGAATGTGGGTCTCATTATTCTTTCACCAATTCTAGTATAGAAATGATTAAGTAGATCTCTCTTTACTAGATCTGCATCAGTCAGAGTGTAAGGTGCTCTAACTTTATCAACTGTACTAAATCCTTTAAATAATGTTGCCATGCAAGTATTTATCATATTCATTATAACAAGTTTTAATTAATAGTTGACTTTGAACCATTTCTAGTATATAATCAGAAGATGAAAAATGCTATATACTTACACGGTGCAAATGCCAGCCCAGAAAACTTTAATTACTTTACTTTGAAGTTACCTGAGCATAAATTTTTGGCTCCGGCATATGATATGGAAGATGATCCGTTCGATATAGTAGAAATACTAAGAATTCGTAAGGAAAGAGAGTTTGGAAAGGAACCTGTTGTGGTTGTAGGACATAGTTTTGGTGGTTTAATTGCTAGTTGGTATGCTAGTGTATATCCTAGGCGTGTTAAACACTTAGTTACTATTGCAACACCTTGGGAAGGTACGCCTGTAGCAAGAATATTTGGAATGTTCTTTAAAGGAAAAGTATTTCAAAACACTAAGCCAGGTGCAGATGTGTTGGCTTTACTACAAGAAAAAAACTTTAATGGTAAGCATACTAACATAATATGTACCAGAGGCTCAAACCCTGTTGCTGGCCTAGGCGGTAAAGCAAACGACGGAATGATATCTTGCGATAGTCAGGGTGCAACACCTCCAGGTTTTAAAAACACTCAAAACATCACAATAGAAGCAGGTCATAGTGAAGTTTTGTTAAATAATACTGTAACAGACCTGTTACAAAACATAATATTTGAGGAATAAAAATGGCTGATATTTCCACACTAAATGACACTCTTGAAGAAGAGTTAAGACGTATGCTTATTGATAAAAACAATGAGTGTAATAGTTTAAGAACTCATATTGAACTACTAGAAAAAGCAGTAGCAGAAGAACAAGAACAAAAATACAGGTTGCTTGTTGATAATATGGATTTAAAAAAGGCGTTGGCTTTGATTAGGGATTCTAAAACTACTACAAAGCAATAGTTTTATAACCCATTTCTACATACTTTTTATCTTTTGCACTTCTTAGCATAGATCTTAATTGCCTGAACGATAAATTTTTATCTGATGTTAGGCCCATTTCTTCATTTGTTAATTTAACCCAGTCAGGTGTAGTAAACAATTCTATCTCATATTCTCTTCTTTGTACATAATCCTGTCTTACTTGTACATCACTTGCTTCACCAACTTTTCCTGTTCTCCATCTTTTCATATATTTGGGTATACTGCCATAGTTGCCTTTATTAAGTTCTAAAAGCAGATAACTATTTGCAAAATTCTTTATGCCTATGTGTGTAGCAAAACTTGTAAGTGAAAGTAATTGATTTTCACTTAATGGCACAGTTATAAGTTGAGCCATCTCACGTTTGGTAAATTCCAGCTCACTTTTCAAACCAATAGTTGTTCCTATTGGTCCTACACCATTAGACACATCTATAACTTTTGTGCCTGTTTTTCTATCTGTAAAAATTAAACTTGGTCCGTCAACAGTAAGGTCTATTCCTTTTGTACTAAGTTCTTCTTTAACTAAGTTAAAATTATTTGCATTAATACCCATGGAACCCATGGCTTCTCCTGTTTGCTGATCAATAGCAAAATTAGGATGTCCACTACGCAATTTATCTGCTTCGGTCATTAAATCACCGTATTGGTTGTACAAGCCTTCTGCTTTACTTACTGCATCTGTAACACTATTTACTGCATCTAATACTTGTCCTTTAAGTGCTTTAACATCAAAGCCTTCTAGGTCTAATGGCAAGTCAAACTGGTCTAAACTAAATTGGCCTAATCTGGCTTCCATTTCTTTTAGTTGTTTTGCTATACCAACAAACTTATCTCCTAATGCATTTCCTGTAGGGAATCTAAATGGCGGAATTGCTATGCCCATAGCAGACATAAGTCCGTCCATATTTTGTAAACTTCCTAAATTTTGTAAACTGGCAGGTAAAAAGTTACTGAGCATTCCTTCAACATCAGCCATATTAGGAATCATATCCATTACACTACCTATTGCTCCTCCCAGAGCCGTACCTGCTTCTGTAAGTCCGTTGCCCACGGCATTTGTAATATCTGATGCTTTTGCAATGGCACCTGATGCCGGATCTTTAAATCCATTGCCTAATTTATCACCTTCAGGTGTTACTTGGTCTGCTGGGTCTTCATCGCCTTTACTTGTTTGTCCATCTAAAGTTTCTGCATCTGCTGTCGTATCTTCTTCCATGGATTCCTGATCTTCTGTAGTAGGGTCAAATTGGCCGTGGCCTGCATACGGCTCAGCAGTAATTAATGTGCCTACTATGGTTGAAATCTTGTTAGCCTTTCCTGGTCTTACACCACCACTTGTGAGTGCTACATCTCCTTCTCGATCATATTCCGGCATTTCACTAGGTTGGTCCTCTTGCTCAACACCTTCTAATGAAGGAGCAGAAACTTTTAGTGCATCTAGTCCTTGTAATATTGGTGCAGGTCCTGTATTTAGGTTTATTAAACCTCCAGATATACCTGTAAGTGCTGATGTTATTCCTACTGCCGGAGCGGCTATACCAACTACACCTGCTTTTGCATTTATATCTACACCCATTGTTGTACTTGATATTGATGTTGCTGTACCACTTACTGTTTTTAACATATTACCACTATTGATATCTACGTCTCCACCTACTGCGGATAATTGTGCATTACGAGTTGCTAATATACCTAAATCTGCGGCGGCATGAAAGTTAATATTACCTCCTGTGCCTAATGGTGGTAGTCCTAGTTTACCTAATTTACTGCCCATGTATTCACCAGCAGTATTATCACCTGCGGCTTTCATTCTGATATTTTGTCCTGCTTCAATATTGATATCGTAATCAGCACGTAGATTAAAATTCTTTTTAGCTCTAAGGTTCATATCCCCTTCACCAAATATATTAATGTTTCCTAGCATGTCTAACTCTACCCATGCTTTACCATCCTTATTGATAGCATACATTGTGCCTGTAACATCATCTAGTAATATTTGCTGACCTTTACCTGAACGTATTCTGATCATTGCAGAGTCAGGCGCATCGTCCATTATAAACTGGTGTCCTGCCTGTGCTGGTGATATGCCGTCTTTTCCTCTGGAGCCTTTTGTTAGTATTCCTACTATCTGGCTTGGTGTGTCTCTTCTTGCACCTGCACTACCGGCCCCTCTGATAGTATCATTTATCAAACCCTGTTTAACTATGGGCTCTGCGGCATCATGGTGAATAGGTCTTAAAATATCTGTATGACCAGACTGTTCTGAATATCTATTTTTTTCTGCTACTGGTGTTAAAAAGTTTCCGCCCTGAAAACTTTTACCTGCAGGAATACCAGGTAACATATGATTGTATTGTGGCGGCAATACGTGGCTTAAAATGTATCCGTGTTTTCTATTGCCATCTGCAAAGGCAACTAATACAATACTTCCTATATCAGGAGGAGAAAACCACATACCATAACTTTGTTGTGTGTTTTCATATTTTTCTGTTTCATCTGACTTTACGTTTTTCCAATTTGATATGCCACCAAATGGAGTAGAAAATTGTACTTTTTTAATTGCTTTTACTTTCTTACCAGTAGTTCTGTGCAATGCTGGTATCTCAACATCAATACTGCCACTTAAAAACTCATCTTTATTGTTGACAACTTTTGCTAAGTATATGCCATTATCGATTAATGCATCTTTATTAGGATCAGGATCATGATATGAGCTTCCTAATTTTTGTCTGTTAAAATCTCCTCTAGCCATTATCACGTTCCTTTATATAACTTAAATATGCATCTTTTTGTTCAGATGTAATGGCGCCGTTATCCATTAACTCCTTCACTGTTTTACCCTGATTACCATTATCAAGCAATCCTTGTACATAAGCCCATTCTGGTCTTTCAAAAAGATTTCCGTCTTCATCTCTTTTATAACCGTCTTGCTCCATTGCTGAGAAACCTCTTCGGTTTTCATCCACATATGAAAACTGTGATTTTGTTCTGTCTATATTTTTTAAACTAATTGCAGTTTCTTTGATAGCGGTCATGTCCATGGTGTATACGCCCATTTTAAAATTATGTGTAACACTTCTTACCTGATAAATTCCTGATATAAAGTATGATGTGCCGTCACCTTCTTTTATCCATAAACCAGTATTGTTGTCTTCATTCTCTGTGTCTGGGTCAAATAGTCTTGGAGAATTTATACTAAACATCATGAAGTTTTCTCTACTTGATACTGCATAATTATCTGCATCAGCATCGTCATCTTCTGTTTTCTTGGCATCTAATCCTGTTTGTTGTATAGGGTTAAGCAACATTTCTTTTCCTAACCAGTAAGGGTCTCCTCTGAGCTCTAAGTCTAACTTCATTAAAAAATCTATTGCTTGATGCTGATCGTACAAATATGTAAATAAATTATTTTTAATTGTTTTAGTTGTACCCACGTTTGCAAATCCAGTTTTGTTATGATATTCTTTTCTTTGTGCAATACCTGTATTGTCTGTTTCTTCTTCTTTTTTATCATCTTTACTGCTAGGCGTATAATGAGCTTTCTTTGAGCCATCTGATAGTTGCTGTGCATACTTGGTATCGCCTACAAGATCTCCACCGTACACAAAGTCTGTTGTGGTGGAAGATATTGTATCTGTTTCTGTTGTAACATTTGACTGTGGAGAATTTTTTCTGTTTTCTGTCAGTTTATCTGCAACTGCTTGAGCTGTTGCCTGATTAGAAAGTAAATCTTCTAATTGCTGTGCTGTAGAACCATTTGTATTTGTAATAAGATCTTTTATTTGTGAACCTGTAAAGTTTGCGGCATTGCCTATCTCTTTTAAAAAACTTTCTCCTTTTTCAACATCATCTTTTAACTTTTTTAATTGGTCAAAAAATGATCCTGACTTGCCGTCTTTTTCTGCTTCTTCAACCAGTTTATCTACACCATTATCTTTCAGGGATTCAGTTTTTGCTTTAGGTGAAGGGTTCAGAATACTTTGAGCGTTCAAACTTATATCGCCCAACATTCCTCTATCAGGCGGTAGTAATAATGCCATACCCTCTCTGTAATCTAAATTTACATTTATAATTTGATCATTTCTGCCTGTAAAAATGTATTCGTATGCCTTTTTAATCTTCATCTGATTAACACGTTGCTTTGATTCATCCTTAGTTAAGTTATTATTTTTATCAACTTCTGAAGGGGTAATAGCAATATCTGTTTTATTAGATTTTCTAGTAACCGGAGTTATGTGAGCCAGTTTTGCATATACTTTTTCTTTGTTATCGAAATCAACATACTCAACACTACCTCTGAAATCATACCATATAGGTTCTTTAGTTGGCTCAACTTCCTCATTTTCAGGATCTTCTATGTCTTTTGATCTTGATGCTTTTTGCATAAATTCTTTATTCATGGACAGTATTATACCTAATACCCTATCCATTGTTATACCTTCTTTGAGATCTAATGTAATATTATTTGTTTCTGGGTTTTTATTAATTGAAGAGCTTTTAGCCTTGTCTGGAGTTTCCTCACTTTCCTCGGTGGCCTCTTCTGTATCTTTTGCTTCTGTAACTTCTAATTTAGTAATTTTTGCAATAGTTTCTGCATTATCAATATCTAGTGATTGGTCAGTTATATCAAAATTTGGCACAAAATAATCATCTCTACTTTCAAGTACTTTGTCTGAACCTTCTTTTGAGAAATCTTTTTCACCCAGATCATCTAATCCAAACGAAATCCTATCTATTATTTCTTCTTTTTCGTTGTACTCGTTTGTTTGCGTTTCTAAGTCCTTTAACATCATGCCAATAGTTCTGCCAGATATAGTATAAAACTTTCTGGTTCTAAAAAATGTATCAGCAGTATATGTGTCATTTTTCATCACTGTCTGGAACTGATATGTAGATCCTGACTGATCTATACTCATGGAGAAATTTTTCAGTAATAATGTATAAACAAACGGCCCTGAAATATCTACAAGTTCTCCACCTTTGTCCATATCCCAATCGTCCATATTTTCGTTGGATTCTTTTCTGCCTCTAAAAGTTACTTCTAAAAAGAAAGGACAATCAATAGCATCTGCAGGAGCACCTAAATATGTTCTGGCTTTTACTATTTGATCTGGGAAGTCTGCGGCATTTGGTTGTGTGATTGTAAAGTTGACCTGGCTACCTTCTGTAC